AGTTTATTTTGTCACCTATTTTAGTAACATCAAATATTATAAACGCAGAGTTATCTTTGTTTGTTCCTCTGGCCACGTCAACTGTATCAACCTAAAGTCTATCCTTATCTGGTCTCTTAAACATACGCAGTCCACCTTTAGATTGTAAGGGGTCTATGTAAACTGTGTTCTTAATTTTTGCTGGCGATATTAAGGTATCTACACTTCCTAAAAACTCACACTCAAACTCTTGCGAGAATTGTTCCTCACTTGTATTTCTTATTGTCTTTTCTTTCCACTCCTGATCTCTACCAGGAACTTCTGACCAATGTACTTCAATAGGAATATAATCATTTTTCTTATTGACAGCATCTGTCCATATTTTGTAAAACTGATTCATACCGTGAGGTGTAGATACAATAATTAATTTTGTTTTTGTACCAGAAGAAATTGTAGGATAAACCGAACTAAAAAACATATCAGATATATTTGCTGGTACGAAAGCAAACTCATCAAGGAAGATAATATTAAATGAACCTCCTCGAATAGCAGAACTTGAAGTCGCTGCTGCTACAATCGTTGATTTGTTTTCTAACTCTATATTACCTTTGTTCCAATTGATGATACCTTGTTGTAACCATTTAGGTAAGTTTTCGTATGCGAGTTGTAATCTACTTAATATATCTCTTGCTGTAGATGATTTGTTTGCTAGTATTGCTATATTTGAATTAGGATTAAATAAAGCATAGTGTAATAGATAAGAAATTGTTGTAGTAGATTTACCAGATTGTCTAGGTAATTTACAAATAGTAAATCTATTATCATGTATAGTAGTGACTATCTTTTTTTGAAAACCATACATCTTAAAAGGTACAAGACCTTCATCAAGCGATACAATACGAACATAGTTTTCCATAAAGTATAATGGATCTGCCATACACTTTTGATATTCTATTATTTCTTCTTTAGAAAACTCAACTGGTGTGTTGACTTTTTTTAGATTTGGATTTCCTAAATATGCATTATCACTCATTGAATAAGTACCATCCTGTTATTATAAATTTTTCTTTTGTTTTACTAATTTGACCTTTGTGTGTATGTGTCCAGTGAGCAGGCCATATGACAGTATTTCCTTTTACTGCTTTTGTTGAATAATTTTGATATAAAAAATCTGTACCACCATTCTCTACATTATTAAGATAAGTCATAAAAACTAAATGTCTTTGTATATCTGGATATGTTCCGTTGTTTTCAAAATGCCAATCCCAATATCCTTCATTAGGTTTATAGTATTGTAATTTTATATTATCCGATGGCGCAAAATATTTTACTCTGTTACACCATTCATATTTTTTTAAATATTTTTGTAAACACTCATCTAGGTGTTTAGCATATTCAATATAAATTTCATCTTGTCTTGTTAATATAATTTGATTAGATACTTTACCATATTCTTCTATCTTATGACTTTTACTAATATTTGATTTATAGTAATCAACAAGTTTATCACAAAAAACTTCTGTAATTTTATTTTCTAATATAAATGTATCAACCATTAAAACCTACCCAACCTGTTATAACATATTTTTCTTTAGTGTAACTAATTTGACCTTTATGAGTATGTGTAAAATCAACTGGCCATATTAAAGTTAAACCTTTTTTAGCTGGTGAAGTTAAATTTTGATACTTAAAATGTGTACCACCATCATCAACATCATTTAAATAAGTCATAAAAACTAAAACTCTATATTCATATCTCTTACAAGACCTTTCACTATGCCATTGTTTAAAACCTTGACCTGGTTTGTAATATTGTATCTGATAACTATCAACCAATTCTATTGCCTCCATTTCAGCTACTTCTTCATATTTTTCTTGGTAGTTATTCATAACCTCTTGTAAACAAAGTTTGTAATCTCTAAATGGAAAAGTATTGTCAGGTATCTTTATCTGTAATTCATTGGATTCTTTCCAATCGGGGTCTACTTTACTTATACCATATGATGTTACTTCGCCCATACCTACCTCATGGTTTTGTGTGTGAAAATAATTTACTAAATCATCACACAATTTTTCAGGCATATACCAACCACCTATAAAACTCTCATATGGAAATTTATGCTCAATCATTTTTTATATAATTCCATTGTTCTTCATTAACACAAAAACCAAATATCCACATCAATCTTGGTTTTTTACTTTTAACTTCCAATACTTTATGACTACTTTTTGAAACTCGATAACAAAATAGTTCATTTTCTTTCATTATATATTTATTTTTATTAATTACAACTTCTCCTCCTTGATCAGGAGCTTGTGTAATAATATTACAATGTAAAGTCTCATATCCTTCTACCCAAACAGGATCTGTATGTTCATAGCATGTGTCATTATCTTCAGCGAAACTTGCTACAATACCATCTTTAAATGGAGGATATATATTTTTTATTTCATTTTCTTGTAAATTAAGTTTATCAATTATTTTTTTTCTTATATCTAAAACTTCTTTAGGATATAAAAAATTTTCATCTGTACTGTATCGAGTTGTTTTACGATTACCACCCATGTTAGCACTTTTAAAGAAAGATTTATGTGAATTATCTAAAATCCATTTTGATAAAATTTTAGAATCTTCTTTAGATATAAAATTCTCTATTCTATAAACACTCATTTACTATCGCCTCTATGTGTGTGTAACCTAATTGAACAGCTCGTGTCACTCTTTGTCCACCTACATAAACACTATATAATTTTTCAGTATAAGGTTTACCCCCTACACCCATTCTTGGTTTATTACTGATCTTATGTTTAAATACTTCAATTGGTTTTTCCATAATATCTGTAATCTTATCTACACCTTGATTTAAAGGAACATTATTTTTTATATAATGTTGATTGAAAGATAAATCACTAATCTTTAGTGTCTTTTTTCTCGGGTGTGATGTTCTTGCCTTCAAAGTTTTCATTTTCTTTTTTACGCTCTACATTTGTTTCAACAGATTTCTTATTTAACATCTTTTGTAATTCAGCTGTTGATCCTACAAACAATGCGTTTTTTATATTGGCGTTTGCTGTTTTAGGTAACTCTTTTAAGTCTTTTAGTTTTTTTTGTAAGTCTTGTAACTTATCTACTGTTTGTCCTACTTGTCCTATTAGTTGACCAGCGACTTCGTAGGCTCTAGGGTGTTGACCCTCTCTCGCAATATCTAATATACCTTCAATCGCTTCTTGTCCTCTTTCAATTAGGTTGTAATAGTTTTCTCTACTATACTTGTAATCATTATCCACGTCAGCTTTCTTAGCGTCTTCCATACGAGGAACTGGTGGTTTAATATCTTGTTTAACAACTTGTTTACTAGGCTCAGGAGTGTCAATTCCTAAAATTTCATTTACCTTTTCTTCTAATTTTGTCATATTAATATTTATAGTTAAATGAAAGTGTTATTTTTTCATTTCCTTTTTGTCTTGGTGTCATATGTAAAGTATCGCTAAAAAACAAAACTAATCTATCAGAAAGACATGAATATTTTGCTGATCTATGGTTTAAATCATTATCTTCATCAGGTAAACTTTTCATATCTGTAATATTTTTAAAAAATCTAATTTCGTCTTCTTTAGAACCTTTTATGTAATATGCACCACTAATTAAACTATTACCGTGAACATGAGGGTGTAAATAATCACCTTCTTTACTATTGTTTATCCAACTAGTATCTAATTTAAGTTTTCTTTTATAACCATAATGTTTAGCAAAATTATATGTGTGTTTTTCTATTGTATCAAATACATATTTAAATTTTTCTATGTGATGAATTGATTTAGAAATATCAGATTGGTATGAGCTATCTACATTCATAAAATCGTCTCTATGAGTATCATACTTTTCATTTAAAAACAATTCAGAGTATTTACTGTAATCATTTCCAAGTAAATTATCTACATAATATATTGGAGTAGGAAACCACAATTCTATTTTTTCATTCATCATATTATATTATAATTAATTATACACCTGTTGTTGTGCTCTGGTTGTTCTGCCGTATGCCAATACTTACCATCAAATATTACAACTCTACCTTTTTTAGGTGTAACTTTTTGCTTAATTTTTAAATCTTTTTTAAAAGGTCTATTATCATATCCTTTGAATTCATTTTCATAGATAATAGTATCACCATCACTGTCATTTACATAATATAAAACAGCTAAATGTGGTATATCTGCATCAACATGAGGTGTATCTACTATATGTCTATCTGAAATATTTAAAGGTAATTGAAGAAATGAACGACCTTGTAAAAACACATTATTTTTAATGTTTGCTTTTTTAAGTGATTTTAAAATTATAGGAGCTATATGTTTGTGATATTGACTATTAATTTTTTTATTTTCCACATACAAATGTTGAAAGCCAGGTCTTTGTTGAACGTTATTACCTGTGTATGAAATATCATTACAAAAGAACCAAGGAAATTTAAGAGAACAAAGAATATCTTTAATTTTATTTTGATAATCTATATCAATAATATCATCATATATCAAAATGTCGTCAATCATGTTTATATTTAGTAAGGTGCTAAATAACTTTTTTATTCGTCTGAATCAGTGGTTGTGCTATATTTTTTACCATCTGAAAAGTTTTGTATTGTTGTTGTAAATCCAAAATCATCATCTGCGTCAGCTGACGTAGGGTTTGGAACTACTATAATTCTTTCTTCTCTTGCTTTATTAGT